CGAAGCCCCCCGCAGCAGCCGCAGCGGCATCGCCAGCAGCCCCGGCATACGGGTTGTCGATGCGGCCGATGCTGAACGGGTCCAAAAGGCCGATCTGCGCCCCGCCTTCGCCGACCGCCCATTCCGGCAGCATGGACAGGGCGCGGTTGATGCCGGAGATGAACAGGTTGATGCGGGAGACGACGCCGTTCAGCATCGCCTCGACCCCGGCGATCAGCCCGTTCGCGGCCTTGAATGCCAGATCGCCAATGGCATCGGGCAGCAGACCCCAGATCGCCTTGATCGCCTCAAACCCGCCGTGCCAGACCGCAATAGTGCGGTCGACTGCGGTGACCGCGCCGGTCACAATGAGGTCCAGCACCGTAAACACATAGGCGCGATAGCCATCCCAAGCCGCATTCAGCAGGGCGAAGGCTGCCTGAAACGCCAGGGCGATGCGCTGGCCGACCTCTCGGGCAACATCGCCGAGCAACTTGAGGGCATTGCCGATGCCCCCGACCGATTTCACCAGCGAGAAAAACTGATAGATCAGCTCGCCTGCCGCGACGATGAGCGCGCCGATGCCGGTGCGGATCAGCGCCCCGCGCAGCACGGTCAGCGCCGTAGACAGCGAGAAGGTCGCCACGCGGGCGGCGACGAAGGCTGCCACCCAGCGCCCCGCCATGAAGCCGGCGAAGGCGATGCTGATCGAGGCGAGGCGTTCGAGGTTGTCGGCGACCATGATCAGCGCGGATGCCACCGAAGACGATGCCCCCACCATCTGGTCCCAGGAGCCGACCAGTTGCAGCGCGGCATTGCCGATCAGCGTGAACGCATCGCCGATGGTGGCCGGCATGGAGTCGGCCTCATCGCGGAGCAGTTCCAGATTGCCGACCAGCGCAGTGCGGATCACCTCGCCGGTGATCAGGCCCTGTTGGCCCATCTGTCGCAGGCCGGAAACGCTGGTGCCGAGTCCCTCGGCCAGCAGTTCCGCCACGCGGCCGCCGGTCTGGATCACGGTATTGAGGTTGTCGCCTGACAGGCTGCCCAGCGCCATGGCCTTCGAGAGCGCATTCTGGACCGAGGCCGCGCGTTCGGCCTTGGCACCCGAGACCACCATGGCATTGTTCAGCGCCTCGGTGAAATCGAGACTCTCGGCCGCGGATAGGCCGAGTTCGCGCAGCGCTGTGGCGTTGGCGAGCCAGGATTCCGTCGTCTGCTCGATGCCCGAATAGGTGCGCCGCGCCATCTGCGCGAGCCGGTCCATGACAGCCGCGCCCTTCTCCTGCGATCCGGTTGCCAGATCGACACGCGAGCGCAGATCGGTCCAGGTATCGGCGTACTGCGCGACCTGCCGAATGCTGAGCGCCCCGGCGGCGATCCCGGCGAGGCGGCGCAACATGACGCCGGTGGTGTCCACCTCTTTCGCCAGCTTCTGGAAGCTGGCGGCGCCGGCATTGCCGACGCCCTCCAGTTCCGCCCGGACCTGCCGTCCGTTCTCAGCGACGAGACGAACGGAAACTTTCTTCTCGGCCATCGCTTCTGCCTTCCTCGATCTGCTCGTTGGTCTTGCGGATCATTTCCGCCTCGATCACCGGCAGCAGTTCCACGACTGCCAGCGGCGCAATGCCAAGGGCGCGGCCCAGCGCCAGCGCCGCGCCCATGTCCCAGCCCAGCACCGCGCCGGGGATAGCCCGCAGCTGCCCACCCATTCGGCTGGCCAGATCCCAGACCTGCCAGCCCTCATGCGTTTCGGGTCTGTTCAGCCGGGCAGGGCAGTCGGGGCATCGTCCGGGACAGGATTCGCAGTAGCGGTCGCCCCCGCCGAAGTGCCATTCGGCGAGGGCGCGGAGGCGTTTTTTTCCGCATCCAGAACCAGATGTGGGCCAAGAGCCTTCTCCTGAAACGCCTCGAACACCGGCCAGATGTTCAGCAGCGCGTCGATGCCCTCGGGGGTGACGGGGATGGGGTTGCCATCATCATCGCCGACGCCGGTCCAGTCGATCACCACGCGGCGGGCGACGGCCTGCGCCATGGCGACCGCCAAGACCTCCTTTGGGGCCTCCGCATCGAGGCTATCGAGCGAAGCGTCGGCGCGGGCCGAGGCCATGATGGCGGTGGTGACGGGCAATGCCCGCAGCCGCAGGCCGGGCAGCAGGTCGATCCAGAGGGGATCGGTCGAGAGGTTCAGTCGGATCATGTTCAGTATTCCTCGATATCGTTGACAAGGGTGACGGTGCACATGCGGGCCGGGCTGCTGCCCCTGGCGGCCTGCCAGTCGAAACTGGCCTGAATGCCCTGCGGGCCGCTGATTTCAAGCCGGGGGCGGGGCAGATAGACGGCATGGGCGGTGACGGTCAGGCTCTCGCCACTGGTGAGGGTGTATCCGAATTCCAATTCGCAGGGCCCACCGGCGGTGGCCTGGTTCATCAGCACCATGTCGGCGAAACGGACCTCGATCTGGCCGGTCAGCGCGGCGATGGACGGGTCCGCGCCGTCGATCATGCCGTCGGCGCGGATGGTCTCGATCCGGTCGAGGTTGTTGGCATAGGTGATCTGGGCTGAAATCACGTTGCCCAGCGCCGCGCCATTGCGTGTGATGGCACCGTTGAAATGCCCGAAGCGCAGCAGGTTCAGATCGGCCGGAGTACCGGCCTGCGAGGTGGTGCTGACCGTCTCGCCCTGCGCCACCAGTTGCGCCGTCGCGGTCAGCAGGCCCGACCGCTGCATGGTCCAGCTGAGTTGGTTGACCATGACGCCCGAATACATGGCAAAGCGCGGGATCTCCGGCATGCCGGTCTCGATCGCCATGGACGGCAGCGTCCAGTTCCCTGAGCGGAACTCATGCGTGTAGGGCCCCGGCGCGGTTCCGGTGGTGGTCGGGCCTCCGAACGCGGCTTTCAGCCAGAAGCCGAAGGCATCGGCGTCAATCGGGATGGTCAAATCGCCATCCGCCGTGATCGCATCCTTGACCGGGGCCAGCGGATCGCGGCCATAGCCCAGCAGTTCCGAACTCAGCAGCGGCTGCTCGGCGCTGAGCGTCGAGGACGCGAAGGGCAGGCGGGTGAAACCGCTGGCGGGGGCGGTGCCGTAGACAGTCTCGAACGCGACCGCGAGTTGCGACCGCGCGCCTCGGGCGCGTGCCATGGGGGATTCCTTTCAATGGGTTGGTTGCCGCGATGCGGCTTGCGTTGCCGGCCCGTCCGGGGGCATTCCCGGCGCATGAAGTCATTCTCGTTTCTTCGCGCGGCTGTCCTCGCCGTCATCCTGTCCGGTTGTGCGCTGCCACCGCCGCAACAGACCGAACCCTCGCAGGGCTCGGCAGCGTTCTCCGGTACCGTCAGCAGGGTGATCGACGGCGACACCTTCGCGCTTCAGGGCGAGAGCCGCCGCATCCGGGTCTGGGGCCTGGACGCGCCGGAATGGAACCAGCCGGGCGGGACTGACGCCACCGCGACAATGCGGCAGCTGGTTTCGGGCCAACGGCTGCAATGCCAGATTCGCGACGTGGATCGTTACGACCGCATCGTCGCCCAATGCTTTCTGCCCGATGGCCGCGACATCGCCGCCGTCATGATCCGGGCCGGAGTTGCCACCGAATATTGTCGCTATTCACGGGGCTATTACCGCACCTGCTGAAACGAGCGGCCCCGGCCCGTCAGGCCAGCGGCCCAGTCGTCGTATAATGTAGCACGACGGTGATCACCGCCGCCTTCAGTGCCGCCGCGCCCTCGATGGGCAGATCGACCGAGGCCGGGGCCTCCGGTTCGACCCAATCGCAAAGCCCGCCCAGTGTCCGGTCGGCTTCCAGCGCCGCACCGATGGCAGCGATCAGGCTGTCGAAGGCATCGGCGCGGCCGGTGCCGGCCTGGACCACGACCTCGAACTCGGCCCGATGCTGGTAGTGATAGCGCAGAGGCGAGAGCGTCACCTCCGGTTCGCCGGGCTGGCCGTCGTGCAGGATGATCAGCCCCGCCGCCGGGATCCGCTCCGGCAGAACCTCGTCGCGCAGGACAGGGGCGGCCAGCGGCTGCAGCCGCGCGTGCAGCGCGGCGAGGATGGTTTCGCGTGTCGTGGGCATTTCTCTTGTCCGGAAACGGATCTGCCAGTGTACATTCCAACTTCTGCCGACGGAGCAACTTACCCGCCAGCTCAATCGACAAAAGCTTACGCTCCCAGTATTCTCTCGGGGTCAAGCCAATCACTGATTGGTTTTGCGACGAGTCGTGCGTTCCGGTATGCATAGGCTAGTGGGTAAATTGTATAGCCCTGATACCGCAGCTTCCCATCCACTCTGTTACTTTGGACTACCAATGCCGCATCAACCTTGGTGTCGTCCATCAGGGAGATGGGCAGCAGGAAGCTCATCAGGTTATGTTTAGGGTAATACTGTGGCACAACCGCACGATAGTTCCAGCTGACACGCTTGCGCGCCAACAGGATGGCGTCTTTCAATCTGTTCCTTAACCGCCGATACATTGCGTCGTCATTATTTAGACGTTCAGCGATGCTTGCCAAATAGGCATCCCGGTTGGAAACATAATCCTGCAGTGAAAAGCCGCCCGCATAGGTATCAAGAAAGTCATGCGGGTATCTGTTCCGCTTTATGCCGTCCAGAACGATGTGATCTAGGTCTTCGTCGAAGGGGGCCTCCGCGTCGAAGTATAGATCGTCGATGTTCTTGAAATAACTTGCTGCTTCCGGCAAGGGTTGGAGCGTTCGTGCGAGTAATTTCCCTTCTTCTCCTTGCCCGCTGACACAAAATGAACGCCACTTCCAAGGAGGGGATGGGCGGTCATTCTTCTCGAAGAACGCGTGGATCGGCTCATAGAATCGGTCGACCAATCCAGTGTTAAATGTGGCGAACTGATCACCGGTGATCACCTTCCCTTCGTGTCTCAGCCGCGTGAAGGTGAACTTAATGTAGTTTCTAAGAATACCAAATTCGTCAAAGTCTTCTGTCGGGCTCTCCCGATACCGCCAGTCCTCAGTTAGTGCCAGCGAAGCCAGTTCGCTGATGGCTTTGCTTGTCGAATCTCGGCTGAACAAAGGTATGAACGCCCAATCGAACAGTTCCTTGGTGTCGTAGTCCACGACGGGGACGGGCGCGGCCTCCGCGCCGACCTTTAGGGAAGCGTTCACCGCGCATGGCCGCTGCTGGCGATCCATGCCTATATTGAACCAGTAAACCGCCCCCTTTTGGGGGACGGTTCCATCGACAACTTCGCTCCGATGAATGAGTATGTCCTTTCCCCCGTTGGGGTTAAGGAGGAACCCATAGTTCTTATCCGCGAGGAAAAACTTCACCTCGGCAGACGACCGGGATTCAACGGGTTCACTTGAACCAGTCGAACTTTCTGTCCTCTCGGCGGGCTTGGGCTTCGGTTCGGGGCTGATATTTGCGCTCGTTTGATGAGGCGCTACCTTTTCCGTAACCCTTGCCGTAGGATCCTTTTGATCCGGATTTTTCGTACTTGCTTCCGCTGCTTTTTCCGGAGTTTCCGCTGCTTTTCCCAAAGATGCCCATTTGGTCCACTTCTCCAACATTTAACTTCCCTCGTGCATCCCGACCCAAGCAGAGCTGCCTGCATACGGACACAGTTTCTCTCTGTCAAAAGGCCGTTGCACTCTGTCGTCAGCGGCTAGGAGAAGAGGGTAGTAAGTGCTTTGGAAGTACGGAAGCAGTTAGGGAAGGGTTAGCGGTTCTGGCCTGCCCTGTCCAGTGCCTTGAGTGAGCGAAAGTTGCGACCTGCGCGTCGGCCCACAGATCATGTATGCCACCCCGCCACGATCCGCCCCGGCATGCCGTCCACCACCCGTTCCGCATCCCGCGCAAGATCCAGCCGCTTTTTCAGCCTGACCTGTGGCACCAGCAGGAAGATCGGCACGGTGGTCAGCCCGCGGCCGATCTTCGAACGCGAGGCGGTGGCGCGGCCCTTGCTGTTCAACCGCCCCTCGGCGACCAGCAGGCTGGGACCGCGGCGGCGATAGACGAAGCGCAGGCGGAGGCCGGTGCGGCGTTCCCATTCCAGCGGCGTGATCCGGCCGCCGCGCAGGGATTTGCCGGCGGCGGGGGTGGGGATCGCCAGCCAGAAGCCGTCGCGCGAGCGGATCAGCGGGCCGGTGTCATGGGCGCCGATGATCACCGGCGCCTTCGACCAAACCAGCGCGGCGGCGTTCAGGCTGTTGCTGCCCTTGGGATAATCCTCGGAGCGGATGGTCCGGGCGAGCCGCGCCCCTAGGCCGGCACCGGTGATCTGGCCGCGCCATGCGGATTTCAGGCTGTTGCCTGCCTCGCGCATGGCGGTGCTGACGGCCTTTTCGCCGGCGCGAACCTCGGCCCGCATCAGGGCGGCGATGTCGGTGATCTCGAGTTTCAGCTTCATGCCGGCCTCAGATCCAGCGTCCAGATCAGCCGCTCGCGGTCGCGCAGGGGTTCGCCCTGAATGACATGGCTTTCGCTGCCGGTCACGATCAGATCGCCGGGGTGCGGGGCCGGCAGATCGGCCACGCGCACGTCCACCATCATGCTGTCACTGACGAAGCGCCCGACGCCGAACTCGGTGACCCGGTCGGGTGCGCGGGCGATGATGCGGATCGGGCGTTCCTCGGATGTGGTGGCCGAGATCCACAGCGCCGGCACAGCGATGGCGGCATGGCTGAAGATGCGGTCCATGGCGGCGGCAAAGACGGACATGACGATTACCGCCGGGCGTCAGTTTGACGTGTGCAGCCGGATCGCCAGCCGGGGCCGCTTGTTGACCGGTAGGATCGAGGCCTCGGTCATCAGGTCGATCCAGCGGCCCTTGTCGTCGAGATGCTGGCGGGCATAGAGCGGCAGGCCGATGGTGTTGGCGGTTTCCAGCAAGTTCGCCGGACCGCCATAGGTGGTGAAGGTGTCCATGGTGCCGAGCGGGAAGGCGATGCCTTCGCCGGTGGGGACCAGCCGTTCGGTGGCTTTCGTCGACAGCGTGACGGCGCCGGAATATTCCTCGAACAGGATGCCACTGAAGGGGAAGTTGCGCCGCATGTCCTCGCGCAGCGGCTGGGCACCGGTCGCTGCGTAGAACTTGTACGCCTCTTCCACCTTGGCATGGCCGATCAGCTTGTCGAAGAATTCCCGGCTGACCAGCGCGTGGACCGAGGACATCGCCTCGCCCAGCAGATTGTCCTCGATAGCGCGCAGCACCTCGCGGACCTTGGCCTGGACGTTGGTGCCGGCGGTCCCCAAGACGAAGTCGACCGAGATCTGCGCGAGGCCGAATTCGGTGAAGTAGTTGTAGAGCGTGGTGCCAGCGCCGTCCTTCACGATGCCGCGCAGCGCGTTCATCTCCATGTATTCGCGGGTCTGGGCATGCTTGCGGCGCATCAGCAGCAGCTTGCGGTTCATCACCTCGACCAGCGGATCGGCGGCATCGAAGGCTCCAAGTGCAGGCTGCCCCTGGATGTCGGCGGGCAGGATGACGTCATCATGCGGGATCCACGGCAGGGCGAAGGACCGCATCGACCGGCCCTCGCGGGTGCCGACGGTGGCGGGGCCGCCGAGGGGGACCGAAGGCAGCAGGCTGAGCACACCCTCGGATTGTTCGATGATCACCGCGCGCTGGCTGACGCCTTCGAAGCGGAACAGGCCCAGCTGGCCGAGGCGGGTGTGGAGATCGGGCAGGATGTTGATGGCCTGCGTCATCTCGGCCAGCGAATAGCCGCCGGCATCAAAAGGATTGCGGACAAGGGTCATGGGAGGCTCCGAAGGAAGAGGGAATGTTGACGAGCCGCGACGTCACGCGTCAGGCGCCGTCGCGGGCGGTGATGCCGGCTTCGGCCAGCTGGCCGAGCTTGGTGGTGATCTTGGTGCCGTCATCGACGCTGGCATCGAAGACGAGTCCCGCGCGCGAAACGATGGTGGGACCACGGGCCAGCACGATGCCGGTGGCGTCGGCCGCAGTGGCATCGACGGATTGCAGCAACACGGCGACGGCGGTCTGC